TGCCTGCCGACACTGTAGATTTGCTTGAGCATGTCATCCGCACGGGCGCGGGTAATGCCTCAACACAGGCTGACCTGACCATTACCCGGATTAGCGTCTCCACCTACGCCACCATTCCCAATAAGCTGCAGCAAGCCCGTCCAATTCAGGTTTGGATTGAGCGCTTGACTGATGCGCCGCGTATTACGGTGTGGCCGGTCCCAGATAATTCACAGCCTTACGTCTTCGTGTACTGGCGTCTGCGCCGCATTGAAGATGCCGGCACGGGTGTGAACACAATGGACATGCCATTCCGTTTCTACGAGGCTATGACGGCTGGTTTGGCCTATCACCTTGCCCTGAAGATTCCCGGAGCAATGGACCGATTGCCAGTCTTGAAGCAACAGTACGATGAGGCTTGGGAGCTGGCTTCGACAGAAGACCGCGAGAAGGCTGCGGTCAGGCTGGTTCCACGCCCAATGCACATTGGAAACGGTGGCTACTGATGTCAAACAGGTTTGCAGCGGGACACAGAGCGATTGCCATGTGCGATCGCTGTGGTCAGCAATTCAAACTTAAACAGCTCAGAACCGAAATCATCAAGCAGCGCAAGTATCAGTTGCTGGTGTGCCCGGAGTGCTGGGACCCTGACCAGCCGCAGTTGATGCTTGGAACGTTCCCTGTGGATGATCCGCAGGCGCTGAGGAACCCACGCAGGGATACAACCTACGTGACGTCCGGTTTGAACGATGATGGCAACTTGTCTGGTGGTTCAAGGGACATCCAGTGGGGCTGGAACCCGGTAGGTGGTTCAAGGCTTTTTGATAATTTGTTGACGCCAAATACCTTGGCGTTGAATGTGGAAGTTGGTACAGTAACGGTACAGATAGGAGTTTGACATGGACGCGAAAAAAGCAGTGCGCAAGCATGAAGCAAATATGCACCCCGGCAAGACGCCGACCAAGTTTGCAAAGGGTGGCAAGACCAACCTGCAGATGAAACAGTTGGGCCGCGGCTTAGCCAAAGTTGCAAACCAGCGAGTGTCTTCTGCTCCCAAGGGGAAGTAACATGGCTAAGTTCAGTCACAAAATGATGGGCAAAGAGGTTGGTCAAGCCAGCGTTTATGCCGAACCCCACACGATGACCGGTAAGGTCGTCAAAGCTAAAACCAACCCCGGCAAAGAGCCAAATCACAGCAATGTTGATACGGTGAATATGAGCGTGGGTGCGTTCAGCAACAAGCCTGATGGCATGGGCACCAAGACCAGCGGCATCAAAATCCGCGGTACTGGCGCGGCCACTAAAGGCGTTATGGCCCGAGGCCCGATGGCATAAGACATGACGTACGACGAATTAGTCATTGCTGTTTCCAACTACTGCGAGAACGTGTTCTCGACAGAAGATATGGACACGTTCATCCGCCAAGCGGAGCAGCGTATATACAACGTTGCTCAGCCAGCGAACCAGCGCAAGAACGTGACTGGATCATTGACGGCGGGTAACAAGTACCTCGGATGCCCAGCAGACTTTTTGTCGGTATATAGCTTGGCGATTTACCCTGCTGCTGGCGGCGCGTATGAGTATTTGCTGGACAAGGATGTGAACTTCATCCGGCAAGCGTACCCCAATCCAGCTACCACGGGCAAGCCTAAGCACTACGCCATTTTTGGGCCACAGACCAACGATGCCGACGAGTTGTCGTTTATTGTTGGACCGACCCCTGATGTTGCCTACAATGCTGAGCTGCATTACTACGCTGCTCCCGAGTCGATTGTGGACGCTCCGGATGGACGCACATGGCTTGGCGACAACTTTGATTCCGTTCTTCTGTACGGCACCATGAATGAGGCGCTGACCTACATGAAGGGCGAGGTCGAAATGGTCAAGCTGTACCAAGAACGGTACGTTCAGGCGATTGCCTTGTACAAGAACTTGGCAGACGGCAAGCAGCGCACTGATGCCTACAGAACCGGGCAGACAAGGACACAAGTCGTATGACCATCGCGCAAACCGCAACAACCAGCTTCAAGGTGGAGTTGCCGCAAGGCGTCCACAACTTTGGCCCCACATCGCCCGACACGTTCAAGATCGCGCTGTACACAGCCGCTGCCGATTTGGGTCCAGCTACTGCCGTGTACAACCCCGCTGCGGCAGGGCAAGTCGTGGGCGCGGGATATGCGATTGGCGGCAACACGCTGGTCATTAACGTAACTCCGGTTGCAGCAAACAACGCGCTGAACATTCCAACTTCGTACTGGTCGTTTGCCAATACGTCTTGGTTGAACGCCACATTCACAGCTCGCGGCGCGTTGATCTACAACGTGACCAAAAGCAATAGGTCTGTTGCGGTGCTGGACTTTGGTGCAGACAAGACCGTCAACAACGACACTTTCCAGATCATCTTCCCTGCCCCTGACGCCAACAGCGCCATCATCCGAATTTCGTAAGGAACCATCATGAGCATCGAAAAAAGCAAAGCCCAAGACGTTGTGACGGCCTCGTCGATCATGCGCCCAACTGGAGCCGATGGTGCTCGTGCTGGCGGCGTTTACACCGTAACTTGCGTAGGCCCAGACGGCGTGGAGAAGTGGTCTGACACGTTCCACAACTTGGTGGTCAACCAAGGCTTGCAGGACATGAACTCTAAGTACTTCACTGCTTCCGGTTACACGGCAGGTTGGTTCTTGGGTCTGGTTACTGGCCCCGGCTCTGGAACCACGTTTGCTGCTACCGACACACTGGCTTCTAAGGCTTGGACTGAGAACACCAACTACTCTGGTAACCGCAAGGCTGTGACGTTCGGTACGGCTACAACGGCTGACCCATCGGTGATTAGCAACTCTGCTGCGCCTTCATCGTTCACCATGACATCCAACGCCCAGACTATTGCTGGCGCGTTCCTGTGCAACGTGGCTACAGGCACCTCTGGAATCTTGTTCTCTGCCGGTGACTTTACTGGCGGCGACAAGATCGTGGATAGCGGCGACATTCTGAGCGTTACCTACACCTTCTCGCTCGACGCAGCCTAATAAGGTGGCGCGGTGTTTGGCGATGTTGCATTTGCTCAGGCTCCATTTGCTTCCCAAGGAGGCGAAAAGGTGCTTGCCGCCTTGTCGGAATCAGCAACAGCGTTAGATGCAAACTCAGCCGAGAGCAATTTCGGCGGTTTAATTTTTGAGCAATCCACAATAACCGAGGCTGCGGTATCTGCAAACAGCGCATTGTTTGCATTTATTGCCGAACTGGCTGCGGCGTCTGAAACTCAGTCGGTTATTGGAAACATGCGTGCCAACGCATCGGAGACTGCGACCGCGAGGGATGCGCCAACAGCTTCCTCCAGCGTGCTTGCTTCGGTGTCCGAATTGGCTAGAGCGGCGGACTCAAGCGCAGCAAATGCAGTCCTTCTTGGATTTGTGGCCGAGGCGGTAGCAGCTTCAGATGCAACGAATGCAACGCGCATATTTGCAGTAGCGGTTTCTGAATCTGCCACTGGTGCAGACGCTCAAACAACAACAGCAATTTTCTCAGGCACGGTGGCTGAGCTGGCGAGGGCCGTTGATGCCACGTCTGCAATACGCACAGCAAACGTGTTTGTGACTGGTGTACAGTTGTTTGTCTCCATCGGAGGCGCAATTGTTTGGGCCGCCATTAATGACAATCAGAACCCAAACTGGCAAAATGTAGACGATGCGCAGCTACCCGGTTGGCAAAATGTAGACGATGCACAGTCGCCCGACTGGACGAACCTACCGTCGTAAGGAAAAAACATGGCATTGGTAATAAGAGATCGGGTCAAAGAGACCACAACCACAGTCGGAACTGGAACAATCACTCTGGCAGGCGCAGTGTCAGGCTTCCAAGGTTTTTCGGCTATTGGCAACGGTAACTCCACCTACTATGTCATCACAGACACCGCCACAGGCGACTGGGAAGTTGGCATTGGTACATATACCGCAAGCGGCACCACACTGTCGCGCACCACGGTGCTGTCTTCCAGCAACTCCGGCTCGCTGGTTCCATTTGCTGCTGGCATTAAAGATGTCTTTGTCAGCTACCCATCCTCACGTGCTGTTTATCAAAACGAAGCTGGAACGCAGACGGTTCAGGGGGATTTTGGAACACTCAACGCAACTTCAGCCACCCTTACGTCTGCTGCACTGACGACAGGAACGATTACCGCTCAGCCCGTTAACAACACAGATATCGTTAATAAGCAGTACGCTGATGCTATTGCATCCGGTATTCACTTCCACGAAGCTGTTGACTATGCAACCACCGCAGCGTTGCCTGCCGTTACGTACAACAACGGCACAGGCGGTGTAGGGGCTACGCTTACAGCGAATGCCAACGGCGCTTTGACGATTGACGGCTACACGTTCGTTTCACCTGCGGACAACGGCACACGTGTTCTGATCAAGAACCAAGCCAACGGCGCTCAGAACGGCGTTTACACGCTAACTCAGGCGGGCAACTCCTCGCCCGGTGCGCCTTTTATCCTGACCCGCGCTACAGACTTTGACTCTGTCGGTACAGGTGTCGATCAAATTGACGAAGGTGATTTTTTCTTGGTGACAAGCGGCACAGCAAACGCCAACACCGCTTGGGTTCAGCAGACCCCTCCTCCGATCACCATCGGTACAACAGCAATTGTTTTCCAGCAGTTTTCTGCGCCGATCACCTACACGGCTGGCACGGGTCTGAGCGAGTCTCCGTCTTACACATTCAACATCGCCAACATCGGCACTGCTGGCACATACGGCTCTGCGTCACAGGTTCCTGTGTTCGTTACGAACGCGCAGGGGCAGGTCACAAGCGTCACCAACACGGCCATTGCTATTAACGGCTCTGCTGTGTCAGGCAACATTGCAGGCTCGGCTGGGTCTGTGGCAAATGCTCTGACGCTGGGCACATATTTGACTGGCGGCAGCTTTAACGGCTCCTCAGCAGTGACTGCTACGGTGGATGCCACATCGGCCAATACGGCAAACAAAGTCGTGGCTCGGGACGGCTCTGGTAACTTCTCTGCTGGCACGATCACAGCCAGCTTGAGTGGTAACGCTACAACCGCAACCACAGCAACAAACCTTGCAGGTGGAGCGGCAAACCAGCTTGCTTATCAGACAGCAGCAAACACCACCGGGTTCTCGGCAGCTCCAACAACTTCTGGCGAATTGTTGAGCTGGAACGGTTCTGCGTATGCGTGGACGCTGACCCCTTCGGTCACATCCATAACAATCAATGGCGGCACAGCCAACGGCGTGGCCTACCTCAACGGCTCCAAAGTCCTGACCACTGGGTCTGCGCTGACGTTTGATGGGACTGGCTTGTCGGTTACTGGTAGCACTTCGGCAACGCTAAAGTTAAATGGCCGTGCATCTGACAATGGGTCATCTGCCAACTTCTACGACAACACGGGCGCAACACGATACGGCTTCATTTACTTTGACGCTAGCACTGCACAGATTGCAACAACAAACGCCAGCCCACTTGCGTTTCTGATTAACTCCTCCGAACAAATGCGCCTGACCAGCAGCTTGCTGTCAGTAGTACCGGGGGCAACCATCCAAGGACTCACCGTAGGCCGTGGTGCAGGCGCTGTGTCTACCAACACTGCGGTGGGTGCGAGTGCTCTGGCTAATAACACCACGGGTACGCAAAACACTGCGGTTGGTCATCAAGCTGGTTTTGTGATAACTACAGGTTCGCAAAACACTGCGGTTGGTGCATTCATCATGGATCAAACTGCGGGGGTCACTGGAAGTGAAAACGCCGCTTTTGGTCGCGTCAATATGCGTGCTCTTACCAGCGGTTCCAATAACACGGCGATGGGCAATGCTTCACTTAGCGCCCTTACCACTGGCTCAAATAATACTGCGTCAGGTTATCAAGCCCTTCAAGCCAACACCACCGCCTCCAACAACACTGCTGTTGGTTATCAATCTGGTTTCAGCAATACAACAGGCACTCTGAATACGGCAATTGGTGTAAATGCGCTGAGAGCAAACATTGCTGGTACGCGCAGCACTGCTGTTGGACATAACGCCCTAGTTAGCTATGCGGCGGCAGTTCAGGCAGATAACGTTGCAGTTGGCCTAAACACAGGTTCTGGCTTGGCTTCAGGGCAAAGCAATACGGCCATCGGTAACTACGCTTTAAGTTCGGGCGTAAGTGGCGCTTCAGGCTCCAACAACACGGCGGTTGGTACATATTCCCT